GACGGCACCATACGTGCAGCTATGGCGGAACTGGCAGACGCGCTAGACTTAGGATCTAGTGGGGTGACCCGTGCAGGTTCAATTCCTGTTAGCTGCACCAAAATCGGCATATTGATATTAATACAAAGTATTTATATCAAAACCATAAAATTTGCGTCAGAAATGGCGCTTTTTTATTAGGATGGTGGTTATGTTCTTATGCTAACGTCCAAAATCACTGTGTTTTAGGACATTGCATAACTGCTAAGTATCATTAGATGTGAACTATAAATCGATATTAATGTTATCTCACATTCTTATATTTTTTCTTGCCGTAGAAAGCCCATCTAATAACATAGATCCAACTCTTAAACCAGTTGATGCCTTGGGTTTTATGATAGACCTTGTGCATATATCCAATGAGTTTAAATTTATTGGAAGACTTGCTGCCGCTTATAATGTTATATGTTGCTAATACTTGTGGATTGCCTTTGGCAATAATGCCTGTTTTAAGTATATTAAGCCAGAAAACATAATCTTCTGGTCTATTGATATCTTCTGGGAAGAAAACTTCTCCAATTACATCCTTGTCATACATAGTGGTTAAGCAAGAAAGAGGATTTCCTTTTAATGCTTTTTTATAATCAACTTCATCAGGAACTAAGAAGTCTGTGCATGTGTGTTGAGCTTTTCTTCTATATCCAGCAGAAATAAGTGGTCCGTGTTCTTTCATGAATTCTAATTGACATTCAAGATAATTAGGATCAAGAAGATCATCAGAATCTAAAAAAGTTATATATCTTCCGCTTGAATGCTTTAAACCAATATTTCTCGCAACAGCTGTTCCGCCATTCTTGGGTGTTTGTAAAACAATAACTCTGTTGTCATCTTTAACCATATCCTTGATAAATGAAAAAGAATCATCTGGAGAACAATCATCAACAACTATCCATTCCCACGATGAAAAAGTCTGAGAAGCAACGCTTTCATATGTTTTTTTGATTGTTTCTCTACACTTGTAAGCTGGGGTGATTATACTGACTGTTGGCATTTTGCTTTTTCTCTTAAATATAATAATTGAATACATTATTATTGTCTATTTTTTGTATTCGCGAAATAGCTATTAATTAATACCTTGAAAATACTAACAGTCTTACTTATTAATTAAAACTCCGAAATAAGTAGTGAAAGTTGTTAATCTAACCTTATATTCAATGGAAGATTTAAATAACAGTTTTGGATTTAGCGGAAGCTTAATGTTTGGGTTTCCAATTATGAAATACACAAGATCTTTGCTAACAATAACTGCATTGCTGAAGATTGACCTATAATCAGTGTCTCCTATATCCTCGTATTCACTTGGGAATGATTTCACTTTAGATAATATTTCTCTGACTATTTCATCATATTCCTCTTGGGAAGTTATTTCACTTTGATAAGAAGTACGTTGCTCAACTAAAGAATTGATTTTCATAATGATACCGTTTTTAATCGCAACAAAATATTCATCCTGGAAATCTTTAATAGAATCATATCTATTTCTTAATTCATCAATTTGACTATTTAAGGCATTGATTTTTTTATCGTGGTTATCTTCCTCAGAGACTTTATAAACATCTTTTAACACCTCTTTAAATGATGAAATATTTGATTTTAGTATTTTGATTTGTTTGGTCATCATTTCCTTCATGACATCCAAAGGATAATTCTCGCTTTTGCATTTCTTATTAGTCATATTGGAGTTGCAACAAAGAAACTTTTTAGTAGCAACCCCATTGTAGTGATTTGTCTTAATGACATAATGCTTTCCACAATGAGGACATAAGAAGAAACCGGTGTACTGAGACCTTATAAATTCAGGGTTATAATTCTCGGTGTTTTCATAAGTTTTGAGCTTATATTGGGCTCTTTTCTTATCCATGATTTCCTGCACTTTATCAAATGTGTATTTATCAATAATTGCCGGATGGCCACTCTCTATTAGATATTGTTTCTTTTGACCGTGGTTATATACCTTCTTTTTGGATAGTGGATCTTGAATAAAAGTCTTTTGGATAAGGCAATTTCCGATGTATTTTTCATTCGTCAATATGCGGTTTACACCAGAAACACTCCAAGATACTAAGCCTCTTCTATTTTTATAACCATGAGCCATTAAATAATTTGAAATAGTGACAGTGCCATTACCTTCCAAGTACATTTGATAAATCAGTCTAATGGTTTTGGCTTCTTCTTCGTGAATGATTATGTTTTTATTTTCATCATATCGATAACCCATCATGTGATTTACAGGCAAATAATATCTTCCATTTCTTCTATCAGTATCTAATCTCCACTTAGTTCTTTCCGAAGTGGTGGTGGCTTCCATTTCTGCGAACTTAGCATAGATTGTTAAAGCCTGATCACATTTAGTGTCTAGAGAAGAAATGCACTGGTCTTCAAAATATACTTCCACTCCAGCATTTCTTAGCTTGCGGATAATATCTAACATATCGATGACGTTTCTTGAGAATCTCGATAGCGATTTCACAAGGATTAAATCGATATTACCTGCAAGAGCTTGTTCAACCATTTTCATAAAACCTTTTCGTTTATAAATGGTGGTACCGCTTATACCATTATCAAAATAAACCCCAGCGTAATCCCATTCCTTAGTCCCGATAATCAATCTAGTATAATGATCAATTTGTTCTTCCAAAGATGGTTCGCTCGCTTCTTGATCGCTTGATATTCTTGCGTAAGCCGCAACTCTTAATCTTTGATTAGGCTTAACAGGATATAGTATCTTTACTTCCATTGTTTTCTTCCTCCAATTTAATAACATCAAATAATAACGACGTGGTTTTATTAGCAACCATATCGCTATAAATAGGTTCTTTATTTAATAATTCCTTAATGGTATTTTCATCAACTACAACTGGTGATTTAGATAATATGAACCTCACGGAATTATCTTTTCTTCTAATAACGCCTTTAACTAAAGTGGTTAATATGTCGTAATTAAGAATTCCGTTGTTTTTATATTCCAAAAGTTTGCTTTTAACTTTGAATGATTTACTTTTGTCGGCGATTATAATTTGCAAACGCGCTATTTCCTCATCATAGAATTCATTGTTTCTTTTTAACTCATTAAACTTTTCTTGATACTTGGTGATATCGCCTTTCTCCTTAGTTTGTAATTGTATTAATGAATTCATCTTGTTAGAGTTCTCTACGATTAGTTTTTTATAATCATTAATTTTATTAATAATCGCTGTGACTGCTTCTTGATGGGCTTCCAAAATAAGTGATTCATCAAAATCAGGAATCTGGTAGTATTTTCTAAACACTCGATCAACCGCTTGCATCATCAAGACATAATCAATAGTGCCTTTTACGTCACATGCTTTATATTTAATTGATTCCTTGCATTTACTTTTGCAAGTATAGACCTTCTTTTCGTACTTAGTTCTTGGGTGAACATTAACTACCTGAAGCGGCCTTAAGCAATTCTCACAAATGAAGATTTCTGATAATAAATTGATAAGCGGCTTCCTTTTGCTCCTGGCAGAGTGCTTGGCAAGGCGTATTGCTCTAGCCTCTTCAAATTTCTCCCTGGTAATAATGGCATTGTGATGATTTTCAACGATGTATTTTGGAACAATATTGTCATTCTTCTTAGCTTTGTGAGATAGATAATCGACCACAACGGTTTTCTGCATGACAAAGTCACCGACATATTTTTCATTGGTGATAATCTTTTCAATATCATAGATAGACCATTCTTTTTTACCTGTACCAGTTAAATAACCACGTTTTTCCATGATTTTTGCTATTTCTCTATATGTGTAACCAGCAAGAAACAAATTGAATACTTCAATGACAATATCTTTTGTTGTTTCATCAATAACAACTTTTCCTTCCACATCATACATATATCCAAGAGTAGTTTTGACATTCATTTTTCGATTGCCTACTTCCATTCTGTATTGGACACCCTTTTTCACTCTTTGGGATGCTTGTCTAATCTCTTCTTGAGCAAAAGCTCCTAGCATAGTTAGCAAGAACTCAATATTAGGGTCACTTGTATCAAGTCCATCTTGATCAAACTTAATGAAGACATTGATGTCCTTAAGCATTTTCACAATGGTAAGAAATTCTCTATTATTACGCGAAAACCTAGATACTGATTTACAGAGGATATAATCTATTTTTCCATCTTGAGCATCTTGTAACATTCTCAAGAAATCTGGCCTTTTCGACATATCGGTTCCAGTAATTCCTTCATCAGCGTACATGCCAACAAATTCCCAATCTGGATTAGAGATGATTCTTCTTTCAAATTCATTCTTTTGTGCGTTAAAAGAATTAAGTTGGTCTTCGCTATCAGTTGATACTCTAGCGTAAGCTGCAACTTTAAGCTTTTTAGCTTGTCCTGTAATTGGGTCTAGTACCAATTCGCGTTTAGGCTGAATTACTTTAACTCTTACATTTGAAGATTCCATGTTTTGATCCTCCTGTCGTTACCATATATTTGCGTACTTACTTGATTATATCAAGTAATAAACGACTTAAATTAATACAAAATTATAGGGTGCTTAAACCTAGCTTTTTCCTTAAAGAAAGAATCATAAAATACCACTCATCATAAGAGATGATTCCTTCTTTAAATAAACTGTCTATATAAGGTTTGACTAATTGCCATTCCTTTTCTTTTTCATTAACCATAAAAAAGTCTCCCTAGTCGTTAAACTATGGAAGACGTCAGCCAAATGTGGCTCTTACTTTATATCCGTTTTTAGTTTATCTAAGAAGACTAACTTATGATAGGTGATAGGAACACGCTACTTTTTGTCGATAGTGTATTTATGTCCTTTTATTAGTTTAGATGCGGCATTAGTGAGTAATTCGCTTTCTTCAAAGAATTTGATAGCTTGCACAACGACACCATAAGCACCTCTTTGAACAACCTGGCATCCAACGATTTTCAATTGATTATTGATATCGGTGTAATAGAAAGATCTCTTTTTATCTCTTCCGTTGAGATCTTGTGCTAAACCAACGTTACAAAAATAGTATCCAGCATTAGCGCCTGTACCAGCCAAACTGTGTGTGAGATAGTTAGTGACCATCATGCACATATGTCTTTTACTAGTGGAGGTGTTGATATATTTCTTCACATTAGTGTCTACAATAATAAGACTTCCTTTTGCTAAACCTAATGTTTCGGAATCTACTCTTAAAACAAATGCTTTTAATGTAAATGGATCTTCAGGAAGATTTTCATCTAAGTGAACATATCTCGCTAAAGAGTTTTCAATAAATAAAGTTTTCTCGTCGGCGGGTTTTAATTCGACCGCTAATAAACCATTAGTTTGAGTGTTATAGGAAATATCAAATGGTCTATTTAATAACAAATCAACAGAACAATGGAGAATATCCGCCATCTTCAACAAAAGCGGTAATGGTATTTCTTCTCTTCCTTGTTCGTAGTATGAGATTTTATATCTATCTTTTTTAGGCATTCCAAGAAGGACTGCTAATTGTTCTTGATTTAATCCTTCTTCATATGTGAGAGAGCCATCAGTCCATTCAACATCGCCTTTAAATTTTTTTCTAATTTGTTCATTTATTTGAGGATATGGTCCAACTTCATTATTCTTTTTAGGCATACGCGTGTCTCCTATTGATTATTATTACACAAAAATAATTTGAACTTGCACAAACTCTTAAAAATTGTGTTTCCACAAAAATAAGAAAATTCGCAAACCTAAATATTTTCACTTGACTATTTATCTTTAGATAACATCTAGAAAATTTATGTCAAAATTCCACAAAAAATGAAGCAAATCAAAAGCTACAAAACAGTGGTTAAATTTGCATTTTCACACTTGTATTTTTCTGATTAAATGGTGTTGACAGCAAGAGCTCATGCTGTTTGAAAAATGATGGGTTAACCCCAAGAAAGGAGTGAAGCGATATATGAAGTATCATCTAATTCGTATGTACTTAGTGAACGCTAGGCAGAAGCTTGGATTTTCTCAATATCGTGTCGCTCTAGAAATGGGTGTGTCTCATCAACACTATAACCGTATCGAGAACGGAGTTATTGGCGATGCTATCCAGTTTAGGACTATTTCCGCCTTAGCATACGCTCTTGATATTCCTATCCCTGTCATCTGGAATGAGGAGGAAAGGTATCAAAGGTCTTTGCGCAAAGATGACTTTGATGAAGATGACATTTATTAAATAGAAGCGACAGGCTTCATAAGTTAAATGAATTGCACTTACTTTATATCCAAATCGAAGACGTGCGTAATTCTTCTTAATATATATGAAGCCTCCGCTTAATGCCGTAGAACGGCTCGGAGTTATATCCTTATGAAACAAGAAATTGAATTTGATATCGAAGACCAAGCATATAGATTCTTCGATAAATGTTATCCAGAAGTCGATAACGATAACATCACGGATGCTGGACCAGCGTTCGCCGCCATTGAATCGTTCGCTGATTATGTGAACAAGAGAGTGGACAATGTTCTTGAAGTAGATGTTGATATGCTCAACAAATACTTAAAAACGCATGTGCCAGAAGATGTGCTTTGGTACAAAGAGGTTGGACCAATTTTAGCTAATCTAATCATCTATTGGCGTAGTGAGTATTTCAAACTCAAATACCCACAAAACTATAAGAGATAGTGGAGGTATAAACAAAGTTTAAAAAGCATTACCCTTATCGCATCGAAATACAAACTTACTTTGAAGACAAATTTGGTAAGTATGATCAATACAAAAAAGATGATTTATATCAACTTACCCACACAGTCTTTGAAGAATTCGGTAGATATTTAGAACAAAACTTTGTCTCTCTTCCGTTCCAAGAAGACGTTGACTTCTTCATGGTGAATACTGTCTATAACGGCAATGTCACTAGAAAGCAAACTATGCTTAGATTGCTTACTAGAAGACTCTATGACTTCGTGGAATATTGCCAAACAAATAGAGACACCATCTTATTTGGAAGACTTGGGTGTGAAAAGATTTGTAGACACATCATCACATATGAAGGCACTGAGATCTTCTACTATGATCCACTTCTTAGACCAGTGAATTTCTTTGAAGAAGCAGAAGATTAATAAACAGCACATTGCTATCACCTATACAAAAGCAGATTAGATGATTTATCATCTAATTTGGAGAGTGGTGCTTTAAATAATTTAACCACTTGCCACTAAGGCACCTCTCTCCATTTGTGGAGGTGCTATGGCTAAGAAACTCGATACATATCAAATGTGGGAAAAGACAGGTGTGCTAAAGTCTAAGCTTGATTATATTAAAGCTGCTTTAGCTACTTTATACACGCAAAAAGATATGTGTCGTGACTTAGGTATTACAGAGCAAACCTTTACAGCCTTAAAAGAAAAACATCCAGAGATACAACAAGCTATTTCTGAAGGTGAATCATTATTGTTAGGTGATTTATTCTCTGCTTTAAAGATTAAAGCTATGGGTCATAAAGAAAAAACAACTTCTAAATCTATGAGGAAGAATCCTATTGGTGGCACTGAAACTAAAGTCACTGAAGAGGAGAAATACTATCCTCCTGATTTTGAAGTAATTAAGTACATTCTCATCATGAAATTTGGCAAGGATTTCGATCCTAAGAAATTCATGTATGAGTATATGGATAAAAAGAATGCACCCGAAGAGTGGGTGAACGCAAGAGTCATTGGCGACGATGACGATGTTAATGACAAGGAGGAATAAATCATTATGAGAAATTTAAATATAGCAATTGGTAATAGTGCGGATAGTCTCACTTGGAACAACAAAGTTGTTTCTTGGGACACTTTATGTGATAGATTAACTAAAACTCATGTTACTAGTGAAACCATTGAGCAATATAGAACCTTCACTAAAAAAGAAAAGAATAAGTGTAAGGACTATGGTGGTTTTGTTGGCGCCAAATTAAAAGGCAATAGACGTAAAGCTAGCGAAGTTGAATTTAGATCACTAATCACTTTAGATATGGATAACGCTAAAGTGGGATTTATTGATGACTTTGTTGATAAGTGTTCATGTGCGTGTTTCTTATATTCTACTCATGGACATCGACCTGACGCCCCAAGATATCGATTAGTGTTCCCTCTATCTAGAGATATTAATAGTGATGAATTCACAGCGATATCACGTTTATTAGCGGGAGAGTTTGGAATTGATCAATTTGATCCATGTTCATTTAAGATAGAACAACTAATGTTCTGGCCATCTACTCCGTGTGATATAAAATATATTTATCTCAAAGTGAATAAAGAATGGTTGAATCCAGATACTTTCTTAGAAAAATATCCTAATTGGAAAGATTTAGACACTCTTCCTAGAATTGAAAAAGAAAACAAAGTTATCGCTGGTGGTGGTGTCGGTAGAAAAGCCAAAGACCCATTAACTAAAGATGGAATAGTGGGAGCGTTTAATCGAACCTACACTATTCAAGATGCAATTGAATTATTCCTTAGTGATGTTTATGAACCTGTTAGTGATAATAGATATCTCTTTATCGGTTCATCTTCAATCGCTGGAGGAATTGCTTATAATAATAAGTTCTTCTATTCTCACCACGCGAAAGATCCTGCTTATGGAAAAGTATTAGATGCCTTTGATTTAGTAAAGCTGCACAAGTTTGGTAAAGAGAAAGACTCATTCACTAAAATGAAGCAGCTCGCGTTAGAACAAGAAGAAGTCAAGCTTGAACTAGCGAATTCTAAATTAATAAGCGCTCAAGAGGATTTTGATATCGCTGATGATGAAGATAATTCTAATTGGAGATCTAAATTAACTTTTGGGATGATGGGTGATATTGAAAATACATCCGCTAATTTAATATTAATATTAAAGAACGATAAGAGATTTAAGAATATTGCTTATAACCAATTAACTGATTCAGTTCAAATAACAGGATGGGTTCCTTGGGATAGACCCGAAAGCAACAAGTTCTGGAGAGATGCTGATGAAGCTCAATTAATTGCTATTATTGATAAAGAATATACCAGCTTCTCTGATAGGAACTTTAAAGTTGCTTTTACTAAAGTAACTAGAGATAGAGCATTTAATCCAGTTAAGCAATATCTTGATAATCTTTCTAAGTGGGATGGTGTTAAAAGAGTGGAAAGATTCTTAATAACTAATCTAGCTGCTAACGACGATAAATATACTGAAGAAGTAACTAGGAAATGGTTTGCTGCAGCAGTAGCAAGAATCTATCAACCTGGTATTAAGTTTGACAGCATTCTAGTCCTAGATGGCAAACAAGGAGTTGGCAAATCCACAATTATCAAATCACTAGTGGATCCAGAATACTTTTCTGACTCACTTCAATTGTCTGATATGGATGACAACAAGAAAGCCGGAGAAAAGATTCAAGGCTTCTGGATTATTGAAATTCAAGAACTAGCAGGAATGAAGAAAGCAGACATTGAAAAAGTTAAAGGTTTCATATCGTGCACTGACGATAAATATCGTCCTTCCTATGGAAAAACTGTGGAATGGCATCCTAGAAGTTGCGCTATCTTCTCAACTGTTAATGGAGATAGAGGTTTCCTACGTGACTTAACTGGTAATAGAAGATTCTGGGTAGTAAAAATTAATTCTAAGAACGAAACACCTAATATTAGTTTCTCTCAAGAATATAAAGACCAGATATGGGCAGAAGCCAAACACTATTATGAAAATGGCGAAGAATTATTCTTAAGTGGTGAATATTTAGAAACCGCTAAAGAATATCAAAACAACGCTATGGAACATGATGAACGTGTTGGAGTGGTGGAAGCTTATCTAAATATGTTACTTCCTGATAATTGGGATGACATTGATGATATGGATAAGCGAAGAGCGTATATTCAAAACGATGCATATTTAGGTGTTGGTGCTCTTTATGGGAAAGCCACTAAGACCAGAAATGAAGTATCGGGTATTGAGATTTGGTATGAGTGTCTTAAGGGTGAAATCATAGATTATGACCGTAAGGCTATGAATGATGTCGCAATGATTATGATGCAAATACCAGGATGGGAAAAGTCTGGGAAGACTAAAAAGATGGGTCCATATGCAATGCAAAGATACTATCAACGCAAAGCCAAAGACTAAACGATAAACAAGAACAACAAAGAATATATAAAGTTTTTAAAACATTAAATTAATTTCTAGCCAGGAATAAAAATTATATTTTAAGAGCTTGCAAGTAATTCACGTTTTCTTGTTTTTATTTTGCCTATTTTGACTCCCCCCGGGTCTGCGAAATCAAAGATTTCGATTGTACCGGTGGCAGCACCTCAAAAATACGCGGCCCCCATTTTTTCAAAAACTGAAATATGTAGTGCGCCCCAGAAATTGGACCTATTTTAATTAACTATAAATTGTTCTGATTCATTTTTCTATAATCGACTGGGCTATAACCTCCCAGTTTTTCTTTTATGCGATAGAAATTGTAATAA